AATATCCATTGTTTATTCTCCTGTTAATTTTCGACCTAGATTTAATAATAATTCGTTTGGTGTTGAAATCAAAGCATTAATTCCGCCACCAACAGCATCTTGCATATATTGTTGGAATTCCAAATCTGAAGTAGATCCAGCTCCTTGTGGTCTCATCTTTGGGGCGAGTTGATATGACAGTGCTTGTAATTCTTCAGGAGTCAGCCTGTCTGCTTCAGATTTGTCTAACATTCCCGACTCTATAGCCAATCTCTTCAAATCTCCACCAAAATCTGGTCCACGACCCATAAGATCTTTCTGGTATTGTCTGAACTCCATGTCTGAAGTGGCGCCAGAGCCTGTTGGTCTCATTTCTGGAGCCACTTTATATGACAGTGCTTCTAATTCTTCCTGTGTCATAGAGCCAGATGGAAGATTTCCTCTTCCTGTTGCTTGTCCGTAAGTTGGGTTTGTCTGCATTTGTGTTAAAATTTCACGAGGATCTTTGCCTTCTGCTGCTGCATCTGCAAACATTGACAGAGCTCTCGTATATCTATCTTGGAACATTCCTTCATAATCAGCCATCTTTCATCTCCTTTATTGCAATGTCGGCTTGTGCTTTACGATTGGCGATCTCTATATCGGCTTGAAGTTTCACCATTCTTGATTGTAAATCGGCTTGGGTCTTGGCAATATCTTTTTGGATATCGATTTTTGCTTTCGCTTGGTCTATCTCAATATCAGATTTTGCTTTGATTTGGTCTGCTTGAATTTCAGCTTTGGTTCTTGCCATAACAGACTCAGCTTCTATTTTCGCAAGTTGCTGTGCCATGTTCATTGGATTATTTGCACCACCACCAAGTTTATCTAATCCTCCGATTGGTTGCATTTTAGGAGATTTTTGGACAACTTGTGCTGCTCTCTCTGATATGAGATTATTAAGTTCTGGTGATATATTATCAAACTTAAATCTTGGATCTCGAATGTTTGGCATTGGTGGGAACTCAACACCTGTTGCAGTTTGCATTCTTAATCTGTAAAGCATGGCTACATGTTCACCAATATGGGCAATCATCATAGGACCAATGGCTTTTTGCGCAACAGGATTTCCTCCTAAACTTGGATCTTGTAAAAATTGCATATGCACTGCAATATGAGCTTCATGGTTCTGGTCCACAAATGCTTTGATTGGTTTCCCAAGCAATACAGAAACATTTTCATCAACAGGATCCATGTTGGGAGCTTCGTCTGGCTTCTTAAGAATTTCATCTATATCAGAAACTCGAATCGCTTCGTACATTCTTTTGTATGCTTCGTACATATCATGAAGTTGCGGAGCTGATTGTGCAAGTTGTAGTATTGCTTGAGCTTGTGCAATGCGTTGTGTTGAACTAAAGATACTTGGATCACTAACAGGAATAACATCAATTCGTTCATTAAAATCTTTTGCATAAATAGTTTGGCTTGTTCCTGATAAAGCGAAATTCATTTCTTCAGGCATTGTCACTGCATTGATGTGCATGATTAATTTAAACTCTTGGGATTGTGCATAATGCAATCTTTTATGAATAGCTGAGAATATTTTAGATCCTTGCTCTAACATAGCAATGGTTGTGCCCACTGGAGCATTTGGATTTGTTTCGCCAACATTTAAATCTGCAACAGAGGCATATCTTCTTCCTGCATCAACAACGAATCCTAACAGATTGAAAAGAGTTCCTGATGGTTCTTTGAAAGGTAATGGCATGATTGCTTTGCCAATATCATCAACAGCTGCATCAAGGTCAACATATTCTCCAGGACTGATATCAAGTTCTCCTCCAGGAACACGACCTTTTAATTTGAAACCACCTTGCATATTTGCAAATGCTGCGGAATCTAAGAGTGCTCTTAAAGATCCAGTTGCTGCTTTCCCTAGACCACCAATCAAGTGATAAAGACCAAAACCATAGAATCCTAGACCAGGAAGGAATTTATATTCAACAAACCAATTAAGTTTCTTTTGGTTTTCATCTTCTTCTAACCAATTGCGTCTGATAGAAACAATCTTCTGACTTTCATGGTCTATTGTAATCACATAAGGCAAAGCGACTGCGTCAGGATCTTCTTTGTTAACATTATCGATGTTATCCCAAATAACATTCGTGTGCATTTCTAAAAGAGTCATCACCTCATCATTGCCTTCAGATTCGGAAGGATTGATTCCTTCAATATCATAGACAACATTTTCGTTTGGTTCGCCAGATGCTGCAAATCTTTCGCTTGGTAAATAATAACCAGCTTGAACGAATTTGTTGTATTCGTTTCTTGGCATTTCTATTACATGGGTGTATCTTGGTGAAGTTAGAAGATCGGTGCTTTCAGGAGCGACAACGAAATTTTCTGCTTTAACAAAGCGACTTGTAATTCTTTTTAAAGACGGATCAAACCAAACCTTTTTAAAAGTTTGCCCAATCAGTGGAAGGTGGAAAAGCATTTGGTCAACATCTGGAAAGTATTCTGGCATCTCCTCAAGAAGTTGATAATTCATATAATCTTTTACACGGATTGCTTGCTCTCGGACTTCATCATCACCATCACCAATAGAAACTGTTTTGACTGGACCACCAGCAGGAAATAACTCGGCAATGGCTCTTGCCTGGAATTGCGTTGCTGCTTCCGCAATCATTGGGTGCACCACTTGACTTAATCCTTTGGTTGCTCTCTGGTCATCAGAATCCATCATCCCACCATCAGCATCTAAAGTCTTAAGACCATCTTTGTATCTTTCTTCCCAAGTGGAGCGAGCTTGACGATCTGTTTCGTAATAGTTTAAAAGAAGTGTTGCTTGTTTATTTATTTCATCTTCTTCTATAACTTCTGCCAGATTGGCATCAAATTCGGTTGTTGGTTCTATGATATCTTCTGGTTCGCCAATAAGAACTGTGCCATCACCAACATCTTCAACTTCAAGATCGTCTGGTGGTGATCCTTCAGAGAATGGGATAATCTTATCGCTCTTTTTTAATTTTGCCATGCGTCTCTATCCATATATCGGCATTCTTGGTTCTGGTTCGATGACATCATCTTCAAAATCCTCCGAGTGTGAAATAAACCATTGCTTCCTTAATCGCAACCATGCTTGTGTACATGTATCTACTATATCGTCATTCTCTCCTGCTGGAAAGGCAGAACATATATTTATTAAATCTTTCGCCCATTTTTTGTCTGCAGGATACCAGATTCTTCCATCTTCTAAAAGAGCAGAAGCAGCATGTGCTCTTGCTTCTTTATCTCTATCTGGAGAGTAAGCAAGCACAGGAACTCCAGCCATCCTCAAGTCTTGCAAGAGAGACTGACCAGAAGCTTTCTTTTCAATCAGAACTGCGTCTGGTTCATAAAGATTATAAGCATCCTGTGCTTCTCTTCTTAAATCAGGATAACTGACTCTATCAAACCAGCAATCAAGAACCAAAGCATTCCATTGATTGTTCTGTTGGAAAACTCCCCAAGTTGTTCTGGCAGAATAACTGCTTTTCTCTTTGGTTGAATAGGCAGTGTCCCAGGATTGTATAACATATTCTATCTCTGGAAGTTCTGCTTTCTCCCAAGGTCTCCACCATGCTTCTCGTAAGATTGTCCCACCTTTGGGCATTGGTCTTTGTTGAAGCTGTCCTGCTGCTGCATAGCTGCCCAGAGATTGTTCTAGATCACTCAAAGTCTTTTCATCAATTCTATCTGGCCAAAGAAGTTCTCCTTCCTTTGTCCTTGGATCTTCAAACCCAATTCTAGAATAAGAAACAGAAGGATGCTCCTCCTCATATCTTGCAGGAAGACATAAGTGATCCCAATCATTGCTATTGGATAATATGTGTCCTGTTAAATCAACTTCATGCACTCTTTGCATAATAATGATAAATGCTCCCGTCTTTGGATCATTAAGTCTTGTTTGCATAGCTTGGTCCCACCAATCAAGAACTCCTTCTCTTACAGTTGAAGATTCTGCTTCGCGAACATTGTGAGGATCATCAATCACAATTATATCTCCACCTTCTCCAGTCAATGCCCCATCTACAGAAGTTGCTATTCGCATTCCTGTTTTATTGTTCTCAAATCTTTGTTTTTGGTTCTGGTCTGATGTTAACTTGAAGGTGTCGCCAAAATGTTCTTGGTACCAACGACTATCTATCAATCTTCTACACTTAACAGAATCTCTGATAGAAAGAGAACCAGCATAAGATGCAAACAAGAATCTTTTTGCAGGATCATTGGTCCATGCCCATGCAGGAAGAGCCACTGCAGCAGTAATTGATTTCATGTGCCTTGGTGGGATGTTAATTATCAGTCTTTTAATATCGCCTTTAACTACTGCTTGCAAATGCTCGCAAATTGCATCGATGTGCCAGTTATCATAGAAGTGTCTTCCAGGTTCAATGGTTTCCCAGGAGCTCTTGATAAACTCCTTCAGACTCCTCCGACTCTTCTCTGCTCTTATCTGGTTCAATGTAAGCATGTTCAAGTGCTCGTTCAATTGTGGTGAGATCGTCATTGCTTATCCTTGTTATATCTATTATCTTCTTTTCTTCAACAGTTGCATTAACTTCAATCGACTTTAAATCAGGAACACATTTAGCAAGAAGTGTTCTTGCAGCCATGACTCGTAATTCAGGATCTGCGGAAACTTTGCCAAGAGTCTGGACTTCTCCAGCTTCTGTTCTAGAGTAAACAGGAAATATCTCTTTGCCAGACATAACAGAAGCAAGAAAGCCTGCAGGATCTGCTTGACCCATTATCCAATGAATTAGTGCCTTGTGGTTCCATTTGTATCTTCCCTTTCTGGGAGGTTGTTCTGATCCTAATGGCTCAACCGACTTAAACTTCCCATCAAACTTGTTCCTTGGACCATTATTGATTGGTCTTTGGACTTGTAATATCTCTTCTGGGTTCTTTCTCGGTCTTCCTCTTTTCTTTTTCTTTTTTTCTTCCATCGTTTTCTCTCTCCTAAAGGAGTAGTTTTCTTTGATTAATAAAATAATAACTTATTTAATAAATTAAAAGAGAAAATTAGATAAATGGGAAGGAACCAATGCCTAAATATACAGGAAACAAACCTAACTTAGATTATACATTTTATAAGAGAAATATAGAGAGAACTCAATCTTACCCAGAGAAAGTTCTCTCTTCATCAAAAAAAAGGGAGATTAATTTTGACTCCAGAAAGAGTAAAACTAATCTCCTCAAAAAGAAACAATTAAATTAGAAATTATAGTCGTAAAACTTAATTGGCTCTTTATTTAATGAGAATCTAAGACATCCATCATAGAAACAACCATCCTTGCGTTTCCAAATTGCAAAAACAGGATTTTTCTCGTTGCTTTTGTAGAACCACTTCTGTTCTTCTTGATTACTAACATGTCCAGAGAATCCTCCAGGATGGAAATCTGCTTTCCAATTTGGATTCTTTTCTGCATCCATTTCTCTGACTAAAATTTTATTTTTGGTTCTAACTTCCACAATTTCATGAGGATCTATATCTGACCAAAGAACTCTATTCGCATAATATTTCCCATCATAGCTTTTTTGTCCAGAAATAAGACCCAATTCAATTAATTCTTCTTTAATACTTTTGGTCATTATGCTTCCCCTTCATAAATTTCTTTTAATATTTGAAAAGTATAAATACCTTTTTTTATTTTACATAAATCTGCTACTATATTATTGTTTTCACCTACTACATAACAACCCATTTCATTCTTAATTATGAAGTAACCATTATCATGTAAAGTATGTAAATACTCTTTCGCTTTTTTAGTAGGCAAAGCAAACCATCTTTTATATTTGCTTTCATTTTGTTTTACTAACTTAAATTTTTGAATACCATCTGCGCTAGTGTGATTTATTATTATTGACATTATCTATCTCCCCATTATTTTGATTGTATAATTTTCAGTAATATTTGTATTTGCTTGGATAAATTGGCGAGTAAGTTTTGCACGAACTTTTTTCATATCCAAAACTTTTCTTTGCACCCAAGAAACATGAAGTGTGTGCTTATCAACTTTGTATTGTGTAATGCTATTTTGTTCTGCACGACGAATCAAAGTTTCTTTCAACACAGCCTTTTTTTCTTGAAGTTTCTTGATTTCAGTTTCAATGGAAATGTACTCGTTTGCAACAAGGTCATTTTCATTTATTTTTACAGCTTCTTTTGACATAATTTATTCCTTTCTCAGTTTTAAAATCTTTCTAACTCTTACAAGCACGAAAGAATATAAGTCAGCGAATTCTTTGCATGGATGAGATTTAATCAAATCTTTTTCCATTTCTTGCAATTCGCAAGTTGGTTTTTTTCTTAAATTTTCTATAATTGTATCTTTCATTTTTTATTCCTTTCTCAGTTTATATAAGTATCATACGCCAATAAAAAACAGAAGTAAACAAAAAAGTTACCAAACTTGTAAAAAAGTTACCACATTTTTTAGACTCCAGTAACCAGCCCAGATCCTTGGTTAATAACCAATTGAACAAGACCGAAACCATCGTTACCACGAAACCGCAGTTTTAGAAAAAAGTTTTTGTGTTGCTGAAATTCTCCCTATATATATATTATTCTTTTACTTTTGTTAAAATTAAGGTAATATAAATAAATCTTGAGAAAGGAAATACTTAAATAATGTCATGGACAACTACAACAGGTTCTTCCCATACAAGTTCTTCAGAGCAACCATTAATCAATGTTATCTGTCCAACTTGTAAAGTGCATGGAATGATACCAGATAACAAAATATTAGAAATATATTGTGAGAATTGCAAGACTCTTATTTATAGAAGAAGGAGGGGATAATGCCAAATGTATATATAGTCCAAAGACCAAAGATGAATAAGTTTGGATGGGTGCCTGATTTAACAGATGCATCTAGGTATGGAAAATTAATCCCAATATTTGAAGACAATGACAATCCCCAATTTCTTCCAGGACCATCAATCCAGAAAGCAAGAAGAATATTAAAGAGCTTCGGACCAGAGGATTATATCCTTTGGCCAGGAGGAGGAGACCCAACAGCTGTTATGATTGTTTCAATGATAGCTGGAGAAGTTTCCCCAATAGTGAATGTTCTCAGATGGGAACGCAATGTCGAGCAAGGGACAAGGGATCGCCGAGTTGGTTGGTATATGCCTTTGACTTTGGAATTGAGAAAGGAATCAAGTTATGGAAATAAATCCGCTTGACGATGTGGCACCTTCATCAAATGAATTAGGTGCAGTAAGTGGGTTGGCAGAAAGACAAAAAAATCTAGAAGATGAGATTTCAAATCTAGAAGCTAAACTCAAACAAGCGAAAAAGAATCTCAGAACAATATCTGAGCAAGACCTCCCATTACTCATGCAGAGTTTAAATATAAAGGAGTTCAAGCTCAATGACGGCACTCGTGTATCGGTGAATGAGATCGTCTCTGGTTCTATTCCTTCGCAAGGAGCAATAGACAAAGCAAAAGGAGATATTAGAGATGAGCTCAAACTTCGTCAGCAACGATGTTTTGAATATCTGCGTAAGAATAAAGCAGAAGCATTAATTCGAAATGTTGTTGAGGTTCAGTTTCAATCTGGTGATGATAAAAAGTTCATCTCTTTCATTAAAGAGGTGGCAGAGAAAGATTATCTCTATTCATCAAAAGCTGGAGTCCATCCACAAAGTTTAAATGCGTGGTTAAAAGAACAAATTTCTGAAGGGAAAAATGTTCCTTTTGAAGACTTCAGATTATTCACTGGCAATCGTGCCAAAATTGAGAGGAGTACATAACATGCCTAATGAAGTGGCGAATAAGAAAGAAAACTCTGTAGCAAAGTTTGACCCAGCAATCCTAGTTGAAGATGCAGGAGTTGGTCAAGAATCTATGGATCGTGAAGACTATATGATACCAAGACTACAAATCCTACAATCTCTATCCCCACAAGTTAATACAAGGGATGGTGCCCATATTGAAGGTGCAGAAGCTGGTTTCATATTGAATACAGTAACAAGAGAAGCATATGATGGTGAAAAAGGAATTGTTGTTATTCCTATTAATTATCGTCGTGCCTATATAGAGTGGAAACCTAGAGGTGCTGGTGGTGGCTTAATAAGAGACCATGGCAGTGATAGTTCTATTCTTCAAGATTGCACTCGTAATGAAGAAACATTTAGAGATCTAACTAAAGACGGGAATGAAATTGTAACAACGGCAGAATATTATTGTTATGTTGTTGATGTACATACAGGAATATTCAATCAAGCATTAATTGCAATGTCTTCTTCCCAGCTGAAAAAAGCTCGTCGTTGGAACTCTATGATTGCCCAACTGCAAATTGAAAATCCAAAAGGTGGACTTTTTAATCCTGCTTGTTTCTGGAATGCTTATAAGTTGACAACGATCCCAGAAGAAAATGATAAAGGAAGCTGGTTCGGTTGGCAGATCGACCAAATGTTTGATTCGAGTTCAGGAGGAATTATTAAGAATATTCTGAATGGACAAGACATCTATCTTGCTGCAAGAGCATTCAGAGAACAGATCAAAGAAGGTGGTGTGAATGTCTCCCCAGAAAGAGAAAACACAGACTTTTAATAGTGTGAAGTGGGTGGTGTAACAACTGCCCACTTTTTAGAAAGGCAAGAGGATGGATGTCGTAAAAAGATTTATGTCTTTGTTTGATGGTTATAAAAAGGCATATGGACAATATAGAACAGTAACAAAAGGCTCTGATGGGAAACTTTCAGGAAGAGCATTAACAATTTCAGAACCAGTTTCTGTTAAGAATTTTGAAGACCATCTTATAGGTGATGGCTCAATACTCGGCATTATTATGCTTAAAGAAAACAACACATGTAGTTTTGGTTGTATTGATATAGATATTCGTGGTATAGTTAAGTTAAATGAACCACTAGAAGAATTAGAAAAAAGAGTGCAATCTATGCCACTGGTCATGTGTAGAAGTAAAAGTGGTGGTGCCCATCTTTATTTATTTACAGATCCACCAATTAAAGCAACCCAAATGGTAAGCAAGTTAAATGAATTTGCAGCTCAATTAGGTTATGGTGGTGTAGAAATATTCCCTAAACAAGTACAAAGAGCCAATGAAAGAGACAGAGGCAACTGGATTAATTTGTGTTATCATGGTGGCGAGAAGTCTGAAAGATATGCAATTAGAGAAGGCAAAAAATTAAATTTAAAAGAATTTATAGAATTTGCAGAACAAAAGACATGCACAATAGAAGATTTAGAATCCTATCAACCTGAATTAACAGAAATGTTTAAAGATGGTCCACCATGTTTGCAACACTTATCAACAATGGGATTTCCTGAGGGAACAAGGAATATCTCTCTTTTCAACATCGGTGTTTATTATAGGAAAAAGAATCCAGATGATTGGCAGGAAGATGTCATGCGTCATAATTATGAATATGTTAAACCATCTTTGTCTTCAACAGAAGTCAATGGCATAATAAAAGGTGTCGCTAAAAAAGATTATATTTATACTTGTAAACAATCACCCATCTGTAATTACTGTGAAAAATCTAAATGTTTGAAAAGACCATTCGGTATAGGAGGTGGAGGTGGTACAGGACAAACGATAGAGATAGATGCCATCACTAAGTATGAGACAGAGAACAAACAGTCTGTAAGGTGGTATATAGAAATTGGTGGGGAAAGAATTGAAGTTACAACAGAGCAACTTCTAGACCAAAGAAGATTGCAAAGGATGTGTGTAGAGAGATTAAACAAGTGCCCAAGCACTATGCCAGCACCAAGATGGGAGTCAAGAGTAAATGAGTTATTAGAGGTGGTTGAAGTTATCCATGATCCAGATGATGCATCTCCAAAAGGTCAATTTGAAAAATTACTTGATACTTTCTTAACTGGCAAAGTCCAAGCAAGACATCGTGATGAAATAATGAATGGAAAGCCATGGCACAATGTAGAAGAAGAAAGAGTCTATTTTCGTTCGGAAGATTTATTCGTGTACTTAGATACAAGACGATATAAATATTCCTCTCAGCACCAAATCTGGTCTTGGTTGAGAGAAGGAGGAGCAGAGAGAAAAACATTTCGTATAAAAGGAAAACCTGTGAAGGTATGGTCTGTTTCTGCACCAGAGTTCTTTGAAGAGGAGGATCTGGAAATACCATCAACAGTTAAGGAGGAGTTCTGACATGGACAGAGTGAATATAATTCTTGGTCCTCCAGGAACTGGCAAAACAACAACACTTTTAAATATAGTCGACAAAGCACTTGTTGAAGGCACTGACCCAGAAAGAATTGCCTTTCTAGCATTCACAAGGAAAGCAGCCAATGAAGCAATAGAAAGAGCCATAGGTCGTTTTGGTTTTGATGTTGATAGATTGCCTTATTTTAGAACCATGCACTCATTAGCATTTAAAGAGTTAGGTCTGCGCAGAGATGAAGTTATGACAACATCGCATTATAAAAAACTTGGCAAAGCAATGGGGATTAGTTTCAAAGGAATTTATGATGAAGTAACCCATTTGCCGATTGGTGACAGCTTAGGAGACAAATGTGCTCGTGTTGATGCTTTAGCTCGTATGAGCATGCGACCATTAGAAAAGCAATATGAGTTACTAAACATAGATGATTTGAATTATCATGCAGTCAAGCAATACAGAAAAGCATTGACAATTTACAAACAAGAACTTGGTTTATTTGATTTTACAGACATGCTAGAAAAATATGAAGGATCTTTACCAATAGATATTTGCATTTTTGATGAAGCACAGGATCTTTCTTCTTTGCAATATAAGATGGCGATCCGATTATCAAAGAAAGCAAAAAAAGTTTACATTGCTGGTGATGATGACCAAGCGATATTTGGCTGGGCAGGTGCAGATGTTTCAAAGTTTCTTTCATTAAAAGGAAACAAGATTGTTTTGCCAAGATCCTATCGTATACCAAAATCTGTTCACTTCTTAGCATCATCAGTTCTGTACAGAATAAAGAATCGTTACAGTAAGGATTGGAAACCTAAATTAGAAAGAGGGAGTGTTGAATGGTTAGCCAATGAGCAAGAAGCAAAACTTGATGGAGAGTGGTTAATGCTTGCTCGTTCAAAATATTTATTAATAAGATTAAAACAAGTTGCTAGACAGCAGGGTCGTGGTTATTATATGTTTGGTCGTAATTCCTTAGAGACCGATGTTACTCGTGCAATTCTGTCTTGGGAAAGTTTAAGAAAAGGAAATGAATTATCTACCACAGAAGCGAAAAATCTTTTAGAATTTTTGCCAATTGAACATAAATTAAAGACAAAAAAAGTTTACTCTATAGCTGATATTGGTTTACCAGAAGATGCATTAAAAAGAGATTGGATGTCAGTTTTAAAATTAATTCCACCAGACGAAAGAGAGTACATAAGGTCATGTTTGAGGAATGGAGAAAAATTGACAGATAAACCAAAAATAATAATTAGTACAATCCATCAAGTAAAAGGAGGTGAAGCAGAAAATGTTCTACTACTCACAGATGTAGGAACAAAGTCTTGGGAGAACATGCACAAAGATGAAGAATTAAGAGTCTGGTATGTAGCTTTAACAAGAACGAAAAATAAACTTTTTCTTGTTAGACCCAATTCTTTAAAATATGTAGATTTTTAAATTATTTCTTTTTTACTTTACTTTTAAAGTTATAAGAGAGATAAAAGAAATTAATATTAATAATAATTTAGAAAGGAATAAAAATGAATAGTTTAGAAAATAAATATAAAAGAATAAATGAGATCCAGAAAGAAGCTGCAGTACAAGAGCTTTCGCAAAGTGGTTTTGATGAATTCTTTTTAAGGAAAAATCCAAATTTCGTTAAAAGATTATGGAATGACTTTATAGTTCCTAATAGAAAAAATGCGAAAAAATTAGCTAAGCAATTAAAAAAATAATAAGGGAGAGGAACTCTCCTTCATTGTATTAATATTTAGAAAGGAATAAATGATGCATGTATTCAAATTCATATTAGGTCGCTACAAAGGACAAGGCTCTTCAGCGATCGCTTATAATAACAAATCAAGCGCAAAAGATGGTGTTAATGGAATCATCGTTGAGGGCATTCAAGATCTTTTTGAGAATCGTATAATTAGGACAGAGGACATGGTGGACATGTATAATGCTTACTCCATGTCTACAGTTAAAAGATTCTCTGATCGTTTAGCAGGCTCAACAAGATTGATTAATCTACTTAATGGTCTTGCTGGCAATAGTATTCTTGAAGTTAGAAGAAGTCCAGAACATCCTGGTTCAAAAGTAAACAAACACATAGAATCGAGAGGAAGAAAATCAAAATTTGATAATAAAAGAATTCTTCTTAAATCTGAAGAGACTCACAATCCCAGAAGAAAAGGAAGTCATGGATTTACATCTTATCAAATAATTTTAGAAAATCCTGGATTAACTTATGAAAAATTTATAGAGTTAGGAGGAAGACGACAAGATCTTGCATGGGATGTTGAGATGAAAAGATTTAAGGTGCAACGATGAAAATTTATGGAGCAGGGATGGCAGGTCTTTTAACTGGACATATGCTGAGGAGATTTAATCCTGAGATATGTGAAGAGAAAGAAAAACTGCCACACAACCATGAAGCATTATTAAGATTTCGCTCTAATGATGTTTCAACTGCTGCAGGAATCCCTTTCAAAAAGGTGAAGGTGCACAAGGCAATTAAATATGGAAATAAAATAGAAACCATTCCAAATTTATTTTATTCAAATTTATATTCTGGCAAAGTCATCGGAGCATATTTGGATCGTTCAATTACTAATCTGGAACCAGTCAATAGATATATTGCACCATCAAATTTTATAGATCTTATGGCACAAGGTTTAAACATTGAGTATGGGAAATCATTAAATCATATGAGATGCTTAGAAGCTAATGGTGGAGAAGAAATTCATTTCACTAAACATTCAGACCCATTCCCGATAATTTCTACTATACCGATGCCAATTATTATGAAAATTGTAGGATGGAAAAATATACCAGAATTCAAATACAAAACAATTTGGTCGCAGAAAACTATAATCAAGAAACCAGAGGTGATGATAAATCAGACAATATACTATCCAGATCCCTTTGTAGACTTTTATAGAATTTCAATTACCAATAATATTGTTACGACAGAATATATAAAAGAGCCACGCAATTCTGGTCCAGATATTATGGGAGCATTGCGTGATGATTTTGGCATAGAAGCTAAAGAACTTTCATCAATCATTACATCTGAAATGAAATATGGAAAACTCTTACCAATAGATGAAAAGATAAGGAAGGAATTTATTTTATATTTAACTCAAAAATATAATATTTTCTCAATCGGAAGATTTGCTACATGGAGGCAAATTCTACTTGATGATATTGTTAAAGATATTAAGATAGTAGAAGGACTGCTTGGCGACTCTTATAAAACTAAATTACAATCTGAGAAAGGAGAGTAAGATGGGACACATGGGACAAATCCTATTAGCACTTATAATTTTCGGAATTATATTTGCTTTGATTAGCTGCTCTAATCCTTACATAATTGAGATTCCTGAATGGTACACATCTCCTCCAACATTGGAGAAGAATACAATCTCTTCGGGATTTGGCAAATCAAAGCATAAACAGATGGCTCTTGATATGGCGATAATGGCAGCAAAAAGATCAGCAGCAGATAGCATCGCTAGTAATATCAAAGGTCGTTCAAAATATTACTTGTCAGAAGGAACTTCACAAGGAACGGAAATTGCTATGATTGAAACAATTAATATGAGGATTGAGAATTATACAAGACTTAAGACAGAGATAAAAGAAACAATTTATGGATATGAAGCATATGTTCTTTTGTCTTTCCCGCAGCAATTCAATAATGAAATATTTTCAGAGATAGAAAGGAATTAATCATGAAAGTTAAATTAATAAACTATACAGATGATGCGAAAAATCTTTTGCTATTCACAAAGAACACAAGATTGATGAATATAGAAAATTCTTATGATGCTATTGCCAAATGGCCAGAGAACAAAAAACAAGGAGAATTAGATTACATGTTAAAGACTATAAAATCTTCTTGGGAATTTGTTGATTATACTTTTGATATAAGAGATGTGACAAGAGCATTCACCCATCAGTTTGTAAGGACTCGTAAAGCAAGTTATGCACAACAGTCCCAAAGGACAGTTAAGATGGATCTTTTTAGTTACCATACAACAGATGCAATATTAGAAAACCCAGAAGCGAAAGAAGTTTATGATGAGACGATGCAACACATTCATGCAGGTTATCAGAAATTGTTAAAAATGGGTATTAATGCAGAAGATGCTCGTGGTGTTCTGCCAACAAACATTCATACCAATATTGTAGCAAAATTCAATCTTAGAACTTTACATGAGATGGCTAAATCAAGATTGAGTCCAAGAGCACAAGGTGAATATCAAGAGGTGTTCAAACTTATGGTAAAAGAAGTTGTCGCTGTCCATGGTTGGGCAGAGCCATTTCTAACACCAACAGAATGGGCAGCACCATCTATGGCGAAACCACTAAATGAAAGGAAAGAGAGCAATGCAAAGAATAATTCTGTGTGATATAGATGGCACTCTTGCTAATGTAGTTCACCGAATCCACCTTGTAACTGGTGAGGAAAAGAATTGGGATGAATTTAATTCTTTATGTCAAAGCGATCGTGTAAAAGAAAATATTGCTAATATCCTAAGACAATTTGTCGGAGACCATGAAACAACAATAGCAATAGTAACAGCTCGAGAAAACAAGTGGAGAAAAGAAACAGAAGAATGGCTTCATTTGAATGATATACCTTATGATGATTTGCATATGAGACCGATTGGTGATAAAAGATCGGATGCTATTATTAAAGAGGAAATATTCAAGAAAAATTATGGCAAGGAAAATGTTTGGTTTGTTCTTGAAGATCGCTCAAAAGTTGTTAAAATGTGGAGAAAATTAGGATTGACTTGTCTACAAGTAGCAGAAGGAGATTTTTAATGGAACAGCCAAAATTAAGAATCGTTCATAATAATCTTGAGTTTGAGAGAGTTCCTGTTGCGAGGATATTAGATGCAGTACCAACAATGCTTGACAAATTTGAAAAGTTTTTAGAAGAGGTGCAAGAACTTGCATTAAAAACAAAAGAACTTGAAAAGAAATTAAAGATTGTTGGTGAGGAGATAGATGATGCCATCAAACCTACAGAATAAAATGCAGAATGCACTTAACACTGCTAAAGAACGAGGTGAACAATATGGACATTCTTATCTTACTCATGGAGAGGTGATGAAAGTATTGTTTCCCGAAGGCATCAATCTGAAAACAAAAAAAGATTTTAATCGCTATGGAGCATTGAATCTAATTGTTACAAAATTAATTCGATATTGCAATAGCTGGGACAAACCACACCAAGACTCAATTCACGATCTAGGAGTTTATGCATTTATATTGGAGACAGTTGATGATAGTAATTGATCTTGAGACCACAGGACTACTTATGCCAGAGGCATCAAATATTGAAGAGCAACCTTATATCATAGAAGTTGGTGCAATCAAATTAGATAAAGATTTAAAGAAGATCGATGAATTAGATTTCCTTGTTAATCCTGGAATTCCATTAACACCTTTAATAACAAAGATAACAAAGATAACAGATGGTGATTTAAAAGACAAGCCACCATTTGTAAGTTATTTTGATAAACTTGCTGAATTCTTTTTAGGAGAGAGCACATTGGTTGCTCACAATTTGCCATTTGATAAAGGAATATTGAAGTACAATTTAGATAGAATTGATAAGACTACGAATTTCCCATGGCCAAAGAATAACTTATGCACCATAGAAGTTGGTCAGCAGATCTGGGGAAAGAAAAGGAAACTATCAGACCTATATAAAGAAATTACAGGAAAAGAACATAAAGGTGCCCACCGAGCTCTTGTAGATGTTGAGGCAACAGTTGAAGTTCTTAGATGGTACAAAGAGAATGGACACTTAGATGATTAATCTAAAGATCAGGACAGAGTATTCTTTTCGTCGTGCTTATGGAACATTAGAGAAAATAATAGAAACTTGCAATACTGAAAGAATTGCTATAACTGATGATGGAACATGGGGACATGTACCACTCTCCAAATTATGCAAAAATCCAATATATGGAGTTGAGATAGCATTTGTTGAAGATGCAAAAGAAAGAAGCAAACAACCAACCAATTATGTAACTTTCCTTGCTAAAAATAATAGTGGTCTTAAAGAAATTTATAATCTTACTTCTCTGGCTACAACCAAAGAACACTTCTATTATTTCCCAAGATTAGATTACACCCATCTTTTTGATATAAGTGAAAATGTTTTCATACTTTCTGGTTCTAATCCAAACTGGGGATTATTACCAAAAAATAAAAATGTATTTGCAGAAATAAATCCTATGAGTACAAAAAAAGTTTTAGATCTAAAATTCCCATTAGTAGCAACAAGTGATAATTTCTATCCCAGAATTACAGACAGAAAAGTTTATGAAGTTCTTGTTGGCAGAAATCATCAAGCAAGAACCAAGCCAATGCACATCCTTGATGAGTGGGAATACAAGAGTGCTATTCCATGGGCACCACAGGAAGCTATTGATAATACACATTTAATTTCTAAAGATTGCAATGCTTCTCTTACACAAGCAAATATGGTTAAATTTGAGAAAACTAAATCTCTTCTTGAACTGTGTAAAGAAGGTGCAAAAAAATTGAATATTAATTTATCTGATGTAAAATACAAAGAGAGATTACAATATGAATTAGGACTCATTGATGAGAAGAAATTTGAGGATTATTTTTTCGTTATTGCAGACATGGTTAATTATGCAAAACAACACATGTTTGTTGGTCCAGCAAGAGGAAGTAGTGCAGGATCTTTAGTCTGTTATTTGTTAGGAATTACAGATGTGGATCCATTAAAACATAATTTATTATTTGAAAGGTTTATAGATGTTAACAGAGCTGATTTACCAGACATTGATATTGATTTCCAAGACAATCGTAGAGAATTGGTTTTTACTTATTTAAAAGAGAAATATGGATATGACAAAGTTGCAAGACTTGGAACCATAAGTCGTTATAAAGCAAAAAGCACAATTGGAGAAGTTGCCAAAGCATTGAATATTCCCCAATGGGAAGTCAATGATTTAAAAGGAGCAATAATTGAAAGAAGTGGTGGAGATGCTCGTGCAGCATTTTGCATTTTAGATACTTTCAATGATCTTGATATTGGTAAGAAGATTCTTAAGAAATATCCGCAAATGAAACTTGCTTCTGATATGGAATTCCATGCAAGACATCATGGTGTTCATGCTGCTGCGATAGTTGTTACAGAAAAGCCAATAAGAGATTATTGCTCTTTTAATGAGCAAACAGGAGCACTACAAGTAGATAAATATGATGCAGAGAGTTTAAATCTTTTAAAAATAGATGCACTTGGTCTTAGAACTTTATCAGTGTTACAAGATGTTCTTGACCAAGTCAAATGGAGCAGACAGAAATTGGTTGAATTCCCATTAACTAATGAGAAAGCATTCTCAGTTTTAAATGATGAGAAATATTCTGGAATTTTCCAATTTGAAGGTTATGCTCTGCAATCTTTAACCAGACAGATGAAAGTTCATAATTTCGAAGACATAGCTGCATTAACAGCATTAGGTCGTCCAGGACCATTGGTTTCAGGAGGAACAACCCAATATATAAGAAGACACACAGGAGCAGCACCAATAGAATATTTGCACCCAATGGTTAAAGGCATAACAGAAATTACACATGGAATTGTTGTTTATCAAGAACAAGTTATGGAAATTGGTAGACATGTAGGAAAATTATCTTGGGAAGATATATCACAATTGCGTAGAGCGATGAGCAAGTCTTTGGGGCAAGAATTCTTTGATAAGTATTGGGAGCGATTTAAAATTGGAGCAGAAGAGAATGGCATTGAGGAATCTGAAGCTAGGAGGATATGGGATAAAATCAACACAATGGGATCTTGGGCATTCAATAGGTCTCATGCTATTAGTTATGCTCTTCTTTCTTATTGGTGCTGTGTTCTTAAGTCTCATTTTCCTCTGGAGTTTGCTGCTGCTTGTTTGCGCAATGTTAGAGATGAAGACCAAGGAATAAGACTCTTAAGAGAACTTGTTAAAGAAGATTTTGAATATAAGCCATTTGATAAATTCCAATCTACAGAAAATTGGACTGTTAAAGATAATAAATTGATAGGAGGAATAACAAATATAAAAGGCATTGGTGGGAAAGTTGCTGAAGATATAATAAAAAGAAGAGAGCAAGGTATCCCATTCACACCAAGACAAGAAAAACTCTTGAATGAAGGTGTCACTCCTTATGATGATATTTTTGAATGCGAGAGAAGATTTGGACATATAAAGAAAGAACCCCATAAACATGGTATTGCTTCAAAGATAACAGACATTGGGGAGCTGGATGCAGATCGTCCAGGAACTTTTGTATTTTTTGGTAAGTTAACAGAAAAGAATTTAAGAGACATGAATGAAACAATCAATTTAGCCAAGAGAGGTGGTCGTAGAGTAGAGACTCACAATCTTTGGCTTAATATTACCTTTGAAGATGACACAGGACCAATAATAAGCACTATTGATAGATTCAAATATCCGAAACTTGGTAAGCCAGTGGTTGAAGAAGGAAGAGTTGGTGATTGGTATTTAATCAAAGGAAATGTGAAGCAAGGATTCCGAAAAGTATATGTGGAAAGATTGCGAAAATTAACATAGTTAAAAAAAGACTTTACTTAACTGCTCAAATAAGAGAGACTATTTATATTAACTTAGAAAGGAATAAAATAATGAAAAATACTACTGTTAATCTAAATGACCTTGAGGTTAAATTTATAATTGATGCTTTTATTAATAAAGGTGTTAATCCTTATAATGTTAAACCTGAAGTTCTTAAAAGTCTTAATGATAAAAATCTTATTTTGACTTTAAATTCTGAAGCTCCTGAAAAAATGCTCTTTGAAGTAACTGCTGAAGGTGCTCAAGTTATAACTTATATCCAAAAAAGGTTAAACTAATGAAAAATCTTATATTTATAGTTAGTAATAATAGTATAAAAAATGAATTAACTGATATTCGTGAAAGTCTTGGGGTGACTACTATCTCTGATGTAGTCCTTGAGTTGTGTAATGATTTTTGGTTAAATCCTTATAATAATGATACTTTAATGAGTAATGCTGAAGTTAATTTTAAAACTGTTAATGCTTACCATGGTGGTAAATGGCTTTGTGCTAAAGGTAATAAATCTGATAAGCCGTTTTCTGTTTATTTGAATAAAAAAGTTTGTAATAATTTTAGTAAAATTTCTAAAAAAGTTGGCTTGAAAACTGGTATGTTATTAAGTTATTTAATTGATAGCTATTATTTAGAAAGATAATTGTTTACTTAACTGCTCAAATAAGATACAATATAAGTATAACTATTTAGAAAGGAATAAAAAATGACAAAAAATAATAAACCAGAAGGATTGGCTCTTCCAGAAGGAGCAAGAAGTGGACCAAATTGTGGAGTGACAGCTATGGCTATTGCTGCCAACATCTCTTTTGATTCTGCTTGGGATCTTTTGAAAAGAGTCCATAGAGACAGGAGAGGTGGACATCTGTCTAATATCAAAACAAATAATAATATGTTTTCTAAAAAAACTAAATTCACTGGTGCTACTCATGATGCAGAAAGAGAACTAGCATACAAACTAATAGGTCTTAAAACCACAAAACTTAATTGGAAAGATAAATATGCAATTGCAAAAAAGAATGGTAATTTCGTATTGACTCTTAAAAACTTTGTAGAGTGGGGAACAGCAAAAGGCAAAACTTACATTGTTACAACTACTGGCCATGTTCAAGTTGTAAAAGATGACTGGGTAATTGACCAAGGTGGTGCTAAATCAATTGAGGAATACCATGGTAAAGCAAAACACATCACTAGTGTCCATGAAGTAACTTGTATGAGGAAAGCAGCAAAAAACCATAAATACGAAAACAAAGTTTTCTACGCAAAATATTTGAATCTGAAGAATCCTAGAAGAGCAGGAACATTGGGATATCACTCTATGGAAATTATCCTTAAAAATCCTGGTCGTAATTATGAGTTCTATATTAAACAAGGTGGCAGATCTAATGACTTGGCTTGGGATATTAAAAAAGGTAATGTTGTTGTAAAAGAAAAAGGCACAGGAAATGGTGGATATTTTAAAAGGGGAGAAATATAATGGATATTAAATTTGAATGGGATGGAGATATGGAAAAGGACATATTTATTTCTTGTAAAAGTTTGGTCAATACTAATGGCGGATATTTCAAATCCGCCAACCAAGCAAATTATTATCAGAAGGATTTTGGTAACACTTGGAATAAATGTGATGATGGTCCTTTTGAATTTTTAAAAAAGAGCCAATATGAAGGTTGTTATTATTACAGCCCAACTGCAACTCTTAATGCTAGAGAGTGGGGAAGTAATTCCAGAAGAAAAGGTTGGACTTTCATAGTTGACGAAAATGGCATTGTAGCAATGTATCAATTAGGTTTTGAATATGGTAAAGGATCTGAACGTGGTTGGTCTGGTGTTGATGAAAGTAAAGTGAAATCACTCTTTACAAGAAAAGACTCCAAATCTAAAATCGCTGTTCTTGAAAAAGGACAGAAAGAGATCCAGAATAAGATAGATGGATTTAACAATGCAAAAATTAATAGAGAGTATGTTGGTAATGCTGGAGATAAAAAATGTGAGTTTGAAGGAGTTATTAATTTCGTGACATCCTATGAAACTCCATATGGCATTCAATACATTACAACTTTTAGAAATGAGGATGATAACACAATAAAATACAAAGGAAGACATCTCGGAGAAAGAAATTGTAAAATTTCATTAATTGCTAATATTAAAAAACATGAAATATATAAAGATGAAAAGCAAACAATAATAGAAAGACCAAGAAATATAGAATGCAAATAGTAGCTAAAGGCAGACAGTGTATTGCTAGAGTTAAATTAGATTCTAGTAATACACAATTATTAAGTGGTCTTCCAGGATTCCATCGCTGGATAAGTCGTGATATGTTATTCTCCCCAACAGGTGCAAATATTAATTATATAGCAAGGCACTGGCCAGATGCTAAATGGAATGATGAAGCCACAATTTTTCTTGATGATTATATAAAGACTCTAGAGCAAGCAACGAAAAATAGGGATTTTGTTAGTCCTGAAAAGGATGATTTCATGTTTGAGACAAAACCTTTTGAACACCAAAGAAAAGCATTTTATATGAGTCGGGATAAAGATAATTTTGCATTGCTAATGGAACAAGGAACTGGAAAGACAAAAATTATAATTGATAATGCTGCATATCTCTATGGCAAAGGAAAGATTAATTGCTTGGTTGTTATAGCACCTAATGGTGTTCACAGAAATTGGCTAAATAATGAAATACCAGCTCACATGCCTCATTGGTGTCCTGTCGAATCTATTTATTATTATTCAGGTATGAATAAATCCCATACTAAAAAATTTAATGAATTAATATCTAAACAAGAAATATTAAAAGTTTTTTCTTTTAATGTTGAAGCATTTGTCTCAAAAACAGCAATGAGATTTCTAGAGATCATCCTTTTGTCTCACGATTGTCTTTTAGTTGTTGATGAAAGTTCTAGAATTAAAACTCCTGGAACCCATAGAACAAAAGTGATAACCAAACTTGGCAAACTTGCTAAGTACAAAAGGATATTAACAGGAACACCTGTTACAAAAGGTGCAGAAGATGTTTATGCTCAATTCAAATTCTTGGATCCTTATATTCTTGGTTATGATAGTTTTTACACTTTCCGAGCAAGATATTGCATTATGCGTGAATATGATAATCGCAAATGGATTGTTGGTTATCGCAATGTTGATGAATTAACAAACAGCATCAAAGGTCATTCTTTCAGAGTTCTAAAAAAAGATTGTTTAGATTTGCCAGAAAAAATATATCAGAGAGCATATGTAGAATTATCAAAAGAGCAAAGGCAAATTTACAATTCTATTAAAAATGAATATGTTGCGAGTCTGGGTGATGATGAAATAAGTGTACCAGAAACTATAACCAGAATTTTAAGACTTCAACAAGTTGCATGTGGATGGTTCCCATCAGAAGATGGGGTGAAACCAATCAACAAAACAAATTTGCGTTTAAAGGCACTTTTAGACATAATTAGTGAAATAGACGCAAAAATCATCATTTGGGCTCGGTTCAGAGCCGATATAATGGCCATAGGAGAGGCATTAGGAGACTCTGCTGTTGCATACTATGGGGATATATCCAATGATGATCGAGTAATTGCTGTGGATAGATTCCAGAAAGATTCTAAAATTCGTTACTTCATAGGACAACCACAGAGTGGAGGGATGGGATTAACACTGACTGCAGCTGAGTATGCAATATATTATTCTAACAGTTTTGATCTTGAAACAAGATTACAATCGGAAGATCGTTGTCATAGGATCGGAACGAAAAAGAATATCACCTATATAGATATGGAAGCATCAAAAACTGTTGATGGGCAAATCATAAAAGCATTAAGAAATAAAAAGTCTGTAGCAGATGTTGTTAATGAAGATCCAAAATCTATATTTCTGGAGATTTAAAATGAGTGAGAAAGCATTATGGAGTTTACTACGAGAGAATTTACCATTGCGAATGTTTAGAGTTGAAAACAGAGTTAGCATAGGAATGCCAGATGTTCATTTCGTTTGTGGTGGTGTTTGTGGCTGGTTTGAAATGAAATATACTAAAGACTGGAAAGAAGGAAGACAAGTTTCAATTGGTCTTAAAAAACATCAGCACTTGTGGCTGAAAGATTATATTGACCATGGTGGATTGTGTTGGATAATTGTAAGAGTGGGAAGAAATTGGTTGCTATTGTTTAATGGTGGTGAAGATTTAGTGAAAAGCATGAAATCGGAAGAATTAATTAAGAGATCTATTTGGTATCACAAAGGAAGACTGAAAAGAGAGAACTGGAAATCATTAGAGGAGGTAATGAAAAATGGATGAATACACTTATCTTAAGAAAATAGGAATAGTAGTAGAAAGAAAGGATTTTATTAAAAATGATGAAACTAATTATGATGAATTTGCTCATAAATTTCTTAGTCAGCTGTACAATAATCTTCGGAGAAATAGAACTAGGTTTCTCCAACGAGATCTTTTCAAAACAAATATTACGATGCAATGAAGATTGCGAATTAACGCAATTAACTTGGGAGCAGAACTATGGCAAAACAAATGTTAAAAAAGGTCTATTTCAAGATAGCACGATGCATTATTGTTCATCCAAAGATTCGTGGGATCCTATTATTCGTTGGTGGAATATTGGTGGCCAGTATCATATGTTTGCTCAACAATTGTTGAAAGGACAATGTTTCCAGATATCTGAAATGCAAGATTATATTGCTGTGGAATTAGTTAAAGACAAAGGCAAATTAAAAGTTTATAGAGCTGAATGGATTTATAACCAACCACAAGAGATTTATGTGTTACAGATTATTGAGTAATTTCTGTGTTGCAGATGAAGAGAGACCTGTTATTATTTTATTCAAAGAAGGTGGTAAAGAAGATTGGTCATCAATAGGACCAACATTAAATTCTATTTCCTCTCCTTCTGTCTCTACTAATGGATCTTCTTCTAATTCTTCTTCCCCAACAGCACTTCTAACTCCTGATGCAACAGGAATAGATCCAAACAATGGATCATCAAACCTTAATAGAAATTGCTTTGTCGCTTCTAACATTTTCGATCTTTCGCCAATTTCTTGCAATCCTTCTCTTGTTTCTCTTATGAGAGGAACTGCTCGTGTCCAGCTTAATATTCCCATATTTGAAAAAGCAGATAATAATGTAAATGCTGTTCCTGAAGGATTTGTATTTATTTCAGCTGCAAGTGTAGGCATAACATCCTTCCTAAAAGATTTAATCTTCAATATTTCTTCAGGAGAAAATAACTCATCTACAATAAATTTATTCTTAACAAATATGTTGTTATAATTGTCTACAATATTTTTTCTTGTTATCGCACCAGTTCTATTAGTAAATGCTTTAATCAAAATTGCATCTTTCATCAATGCTTTAACTTCAACCATTTGCTCTTCGGGAATTAATTTGTTTAGTTTCTCTAAAACGATTTTCATTTCACTTCTGCTATTAAATTTCGCATGACCAAAAAGAGCTTCAACAACATCCTTTGGAGAATATTGAGGATTAGTTAATTTTTGTAAAATAAGATTTGCTTTTTTCTCTGGTGCTGTCTTCGCCCAGCTCTTACCAGAAAGACCCATATACTTTGCATACATTCCTGTTGATTGCTGTAAAGACTTTAAAATTTCTTCACTACCAGAAATGAAACCAGAATCAATTCCTTTGTAAATTTCACCATCAAGATTTCTTTTTACTATCTGAATTATTTGTCTTTCTCTTCCAGGACCAGCATTATCAGCCAACACATTTAATTGTTTTTGTAATGACCAGAGATCATTAACATTCTGTTGTCCTCTTTTCGTTACAAACTTTCCTGTTTTTGCTAATTTTTCCATTCTTTTCAAAACATTAGAAAGATTCGGCAACATGGTCAAAGTATCTGCATCAACTTCACTTTTAATAAGAGCAATTAAATCTTTACCAAGATTTTTAGAATATGGTACATTTAAGACTGTATCATCTAATTCTTTAACAAGAGTGTATCCACCTTTTGACTGTGTTTTTAAACCTTCAGCAACATCACTTACAATTGTTTGAACTCTTTCTCCAACAGCCATGCCCACATCATCAGCTTGAGATATTAAAGGATCTCCACTTCCC